CAACCCATCCGATAAGGACAGCGTGAAGCAGGCGGTGAGCCATTGGCTGGTTGAGTTAGGCGAGCTTCAATCCACCTTTAAACGCAGTGACATGGACCAATTGAAAGCATTCGTCACTAAGCGTGTGGACGAGCTGCGCCTACCTTANGATCGAGCGTTNACNACNTACCAGCGGCGCACAGCGTTTTACGCCAGTGTTAATGAGCGTGAGTTCTTGATCGATACCACTGGGAACCGAAGGTTCTGGGTCATACCGGTGACGGGTATTGATGTTAATCACGGCGTGGACATGCAGCAGCTTTGGGCTGAGGTTAAGGAAACCATGTATCGAGAAGGTCAGCAGAACTGGTTTCTCAGTCCAGATGAGCGAGCGCAACTGCAGGAGAGTAACGAACTGTACAGGACCCAGAGCAGCGTCGAGGATCTTATTCTTGAGCACGTTGACTTCGACTCGGACAACACGAAACCGGTGCAGATGACCAAGCTGTTGAGGGACTTGGGGGTGAGTAATCCGCGCATGGCGGACTTTAAAGATGCTGCAAGAATTTTGAGCGAGCGCGGCAAAGAACCACGCAGAAGCTCTGGCAAAAAGATCTACGACCTATGCTACTCAGCCATCGAAGACGACAAGTCAGACTCATTTGGTTTCTCCCCGAAGGGGTGGGATTAGCGGGACGAGTGTGGGAACCACACTCACACACGGGCCGGTGGGTGTTCATGTAAATGGTTGAATCTATCATTATGAGTGTGAGGCAAAAAAAATGCTACCCTGTACCCTATATTGAATGATGCGTAAGCTCTTGTTTATACTGTTGTTATTGTTATAGGGTGTATAGGGTATAGTATATATAATATTAAATAAGTGAACAGTGTAAACAGCAGACCATAGTATTTACATGGCGCGTAATTGGTAAAAGGATAAGCGCTATACACTACACTTGACACACTTGGCTTGGCGGAGGACTGATGATGGTAGACTACAGATTCGAGTGGAGCTTCGATCAGACTCGGGAAGAGAACTATCGAAGATGGCGGCAGCTCAATAACGCGGAGCGTGACGCCTACAACATCGCGCAGGAGCTGGAAGCTGGGGCGCGGAAGATATTCAATCAGATGGAGGGACGATGGCGGAGCGAGGCAGACCAAAGAAGGAACGACCACAGTTGGCAGCGGCACCAGTTCAGTTCGAGCAGGATGACGAGTTTGGGCTGACGGAAATGCAGTCGGCGTTCGTCTGGCACTACACGAAGGGTGGGTGTGCGCAAACGGAGGCTGCGCGGAGAGCGGGGTTTAGCTTCCCGTCGATGAGCGCATCGAAGCTGATGAACGGGCGTGATCATCCCAACGTGGTTAAAGCGATCAGAGCTGAGCAGGAAGAGTTGCGTCAGAAGTTCGCCATCACGCCAGAGAAGACTGGCTCAATGCTGTGGCGTATCGCAGAGACAGCGTTCGAGAGCGGGGCTTACAACGCCGCTGTAAGCGCGGTGAAGGAGCTGAACCAGTTAGCTGGCTTGACGATACAACGCAGCCAGAATCTCAATATCAATGCCAACCTCGACAGTATGACCAAGAGTGATATCAAGTCTCGGTTGAACGAATTACTAGGCGTGTCGGAAGATTTAAAAGACAATGATGTATGATTGGTTTTATCAATGGATAATCGATTTGCGATAGTCTTTGTAGATAACTGGGAAAGAGGCCTCTCCCAGACTCTTGCCCCATTTCGCTGGCTAAATAGAACCCTTCGAGCTTTCGCCTCTAAGTCATTGATTTTAAAGGTCATTACCTGTCATGACAGGAGAATCGAGGGGGATATCCCCGCGAATTCTTTGCGACCCTGTGCTCACAGGCGGGGCAGAATAGTTTTCTGGACCCCTATGGGTTGGTTTTTTAGGGTTCAACCCTAGATCAAAATCTGGGGGCGACCCCCCTAAAAGGCGGCGGCGGCGTTGCGGTAAGGGTAAAACCCGGTTCGCCACATTCAGTATAAAAAAAATAGAGAAGGCAAAAAGGGGGTCCCTTTGTGGGCGATTAAGGGAGGAGAGGTCGCCCAGAGGAGTGAGAGCAAGGGACCCCCCGTTTCAGATTCTCTTGCATGGGACCCCTATTTGCAACAGAATTGCCAAAACTTTACTGGTACTGCCCATGGTTGATTCTCGCAACAAGGGGGCCGCGTATGAACGCGACATCTGCAAGAAGCTAAACACTTTCTTTTCCGGCTGCGGTTTCGACATTACCTGCAAGCGGAACCTCGATCAGTACCAGACCGCCGACCTAGCCGACATCAAGATCCCGTACCACGCGATTGAGTGCAAAGCGTACAAGGAGGGGTGGTGGTGGCGTCCTGAGTGGTGGAAGCAGGTCAAGGCCGCCTGTGGCAATGACATCCCGGTTCTCATCTACAAGTTCAACAACAAGCAGTCCCGCGTGTGCATCCCCATGTACGCGATTAACCCCGCGCTACCTCGTGATAATGACCTCACGGCGGTGATGACTTTTGATGATTGGCTGGTTATTATGCGTAAGAATTGGGACCACTACGAAAGACTGACCGAGACCTGATATGGCAAACATTCTTGCAGCGCCAAATATGATTCCCAAGCTATCAAAAACCAGCAAGGGCGCTGGCAATACTGCTTACACTTCTCGCGCCACGGAAACTGCCGCAAGCGATACTGAGGAGGAGTTTCAACGACCTGCTTACGAGACTGATAACTTTACCCGCACACCGTATGGTTTGGTCAACAAGAGCGCTGGCGATTTCATGGATTTCTTGCCGTCAGCCGAGGATCTTGCCAATTTATCTGACGCGCAAAAAGCAAACATTCTCGGCGGTTTTCTTCCGGGAGCCGCAATTGCAGAAGCAGGCGGAGGTTATGCGGCCCTGCCAAAAGACAAAGAGACAGGATTTGTTGAAATGGTTATGGGAGAACGCGCTCCCTCAATACTTGAAAATATTGAAGAAGGAAATTTAGGCATTGCCGCGCTACAGGGCTTGGGTGCTATTGGTGACGCTTTTACCGTGATCCCCGTAATTGGTTCTGTGGCGGGGACACCGTTTAAAGCGCCTAACGTATTGCGAAAAGGCATTGAGGCGTTGGGAAAGGTCAAGTCTGTAGAGGATGTGACAGAGGACGCGATTCGGTTTGCTGACGAGATGGAGGATTTCAAAGGCATGATGGCGGATAAGTCGCGCTATTACGATCCTGAATTTCAAGCTGCCACTGACGCCCACCCAGTTGTAAAGCGATCTCTTGAGCAGATGGGCGAAATCCCTGAGACTTCTTTGCGCGAAGATTTTCTGACAAGAGACTTTATGGATTCCCGCCCATTCAACTTTGGCGACGTGGAAGTTGTCGGGTATGACGACGCGGTTGAAGAGCTTTACCGCAGGGCTAGACGCCTTGGCTTTGATGACGACAAGATCCCTTACCCCGGCCCCGTGACAAACTCACCGGACGCCACTAAGAGAGCAGTTATTGTTTTGGGTCCACCGGCTTCTGGTAAGTCCACGATTGCGAACCCGATCGCTCGAAAATTTGACGCGACGATTATCGATCCAGATGAGGCGAAAAAGCTCCTGCCGGAATATCAGGGTGGGGTGGGTGCTAATGCGGTTCATTCTGAGTCCAAGGCTATCATTGAATTGGTTCAAGAAATCGCTATGGAGCAGGGTGACAACATTGTCATTCCTACGGTTGGGCAAGATTTAGGTAAGATGCGAACCCAGATCAAGACTCTGAAGGATCGTGGCTATGAGGTTGACGTTGTTGATGTGGTGGTTCCTGCGGCAGACGCTAGGATTCGCATGTATGGCCGCTTTGCAAACACTGGTCGAATCATACCGGCAAAATACTTAGACGAAGTTGGGGACAACCCGTCCAAAAATTATGATATTTTACGAGAGGAAGGGATAGCAGATGGCTACACGAGAATCGATAACACGGCCCCGATCGAGCAACCAAGGGCTTTACTCGAAGACACAAGAGAAGTCCTTGAAGGCACAGAACTTCGACTACGGGACAGCCGACGAAATGGGGGAGCTTTACGCCCAGAGTCCGCAAATGCGGGGGGTGTTAAGCCGAGTTCTGGACCGATTGCGCAAGGAGAGGGCCGAGGATTAGCTGGTTTAGGTCAACCGGAAATGCCAGCGTCGAACCAGTTTTTTGACCCGTCCGACCCTGCCTTTAAGCCTTTTTTGAATGGTAACTAGCGAAGAATCTCTCTGACATCCCCGCACCGCCGGTATAGGTGAAAGTAAACGCCTTTATCGGCCAGCACTTTCATCCTGCGCTCCATGACCTCATCGAAGTGTTCCGGTCCACAGGATCTTGTTTTTACAAATTCAGATCTGTTACCACTGGTAACAAACTCTTCAAGCTCGTATATATTGTCCTCAATCATTTTTACTCTCCTTCCAAATTTTAAAAATGTATTTAGCCTCGGGGCCAGCGCCATGTTCTTGGTCTAAGGCTGACTTCACGGCTTTTTCCTGCGCGATCAGAGACTTATGTTTCACATGAAACATCACGCGATCAATTGTTTCGAGATACTTTTCCATCCCTCTTCAGCTCCTTGAGTATTGCGGTGAGTAGCTCGACAATCTTGTCATGGTTTTCTAGGACCCGCTCAGCGTCCTGCTGGTCTAGTTCAATCGTAATCTTTGCCATAGTTGTACCTCTGTTGATAAATTTATGCAGCCTTCGAGAGATTCCGAATGACTGTGAACTTCGACATTCTAGCGAACTCATTGGTTTTCTTGTTAACGACCAAGAAAGGATACTTCTTAGCAGACTTTTTATAGCCAACCAGTTCGTACTCATTCCCGCTGATGTTGATCATTTTCTCTATATCGATACCAAGCTTCTCAGAAACCTTCTTCAATTCGTCTCGATACTTGATCAGCTTATCAACAACCTCTTCAGCTCTTTCCTCAGTAGTTAAAGGTCCGCTAACTGGCGTGTCTGGCAGCTCGGCACCGTTTAAAACCTTGTAGGTGTACTCAAGCTTTTTGCCGCTGTGCCGCATGGTACGCCAGTCTTCATCATGGTTCTGATCGATCAATCGCCCCTTTGAAAGCACCATTGCGTGCCCCCTGATGTAAACCAAGTATGTATCGCTTGGGTCTGCCGTTGCCGCAAACCTAGCAACAGTTTTGTTTTTATGCTCTTCAAGATCTAACTCAGACCCATATTTTTCTCGCATGAAGAGGGAAAGCTCTCCTCTGTAGGTGCTGCCCTTCCAGTTCCCGCGCTTTTTAAACCTGCGCTTGTAATCGTTAAAAACATCTTCTGGTTCTAGCCCCATGACGATTGCCGCAGCAAATATCCCGCAACAACCCATGTCGTTAACGTACTTACCGTTAATTTTTTTTCTTTCCATGGCTACCTCCTTTTGATTACACCGTAATTGTACCACTTCCCGTGTCTTTGTGCAACTACTTATACATAGATACTTCGATAGATTAAGTGTTGCATAACGACACGCATTGAGGTATAGTCCTATTGAATCAAAAAGGAGGAGCGATATGGCGGAGTACAACAAGGAAGCAGTAGAGAAAGTGATTTGCAAAGACAAGCGAATCAAAAAGGCTGAAGCATCAGCTATTCACAGATTGCTTAAAGGGAGAGCACGATAATGAGTAAAGAAGAATTGTACAAAGAGATGGCGATATTCGCCACTAGGTCTGGGATCAACCCAAAGGAAGCGGTCTCGTTGCCAGCAATATTTGAAAGGGTTGCAAAGGTTTGCGAGATATCAGTACGAGCGGCTGTAAGTATGGCAACTTATACCAACAGCGAGCTTGGCGAGTTGGTTGCCAAGGCTGCTAGAGAGGTTTCTACTTCGGAGGCAGCAGAGGAGTGCTGGGCAGCTTTCATCGAGGATCGTAACGAAAAAGCTTGGAGGGCTGCATGAACGCTATTGAGAAGAAAGTTTTTTACAACCGAGTTCGCAGGGGTTGCCTAAAGCACGATATTGATATTGTTTACGATGGCGTGCCGAAGATGTATCGAGCGGTTGAACTGGTCAAGGATGGGAGCGTGATGTTTGCTGACAGAGCGGAAGATCGAAAGCCTCTTGATATAGACTGGAAAAGGTTGCATGAGGAACTTGTCGAATACGGTTACACTGGAGGCGTCAAATGAGCATAAACCCAATAAAACAAGTCAACAGCATTTACGGCTATGTTAGGGTCTCGACGAAGGAGCAGGTTAAGAGCGGTATTTCTCTTGAGACTCAGAAGAAGAATATCGAAGAGTTTGTCAGGTCCAAGTACAACCGAGGAGTCGATGAGTGGTTCATAGACGACGGCGTATCGGGCCTTAGCCCAATTCTTGAAAGGCCTGCGTCTAAGGATTTGACTGACACGATGGACGAGTTTGACGTAGTGGTTTGCACTCGCTTGGATCGTTTGTCGAGATCGACGAATGACCTTCTGAACATGATCCCAAACTTTGAGGGTTGCGGTATAACACTGTTCTTTTGCGAGCAGTTCGGGGAAATGCCAATTGTCTACCCCAAGCCTGCGAGCGAGAAAGGCTTGCGATCAAGGTTCGATATGGCTGAGATGGCAAACAAGATAATGCTCATGGTTCTGTCAGCGGTTGCAGAGATTGAGCACTCGACCATTAAGGATCGATTCGGAGACGGAAAGATTGACTGGG